GTCAGAAGCTGATAACTTAACATATTCTTGAATAGTTGATTTGATAGTCTTATTATACTCATTAAGAGCATTGTTAGCGCCTTTAGCTTCATTCTTAATATATTCTGTAGTCTTCTTTTGCTGTTCATTTAATTGTGATTCTAATTTAGAAAGTTTCTTTGCTGAATTAGTTCTAAGATTGATAAGATCACCATAAGTCTTCTTACGTTTCTTATAAATCTCTTCCCATTGTTTATATGATTTGCCTTCATATTTATCCTGTTTCTTAGCAAGAGCCATAGACTTCTTAGCATTATCCATACTAGCTTTAGCCTGTTTAACTTTCTTCTTATGCTCCTTGCTATCAGTATTATCTATCTTTTTCTTTTCAACAGCCATTTTATTACGAAGAGAGGCTTCTTTCTTAAGAGATTCTTTCAGATTGGTGTTATTAGTTTTGCCTTCATCTGAATTATTCCATAAGTAGTCACCAAATGACTGTATACCAGAACCCATTATCTTCTTACTGGTATTAAATATCTTAGTACCAGTAGAAACAATACTAGAAAATTTTTCAGCAGCAGGAATAAAGGCTTTAACATAACTTGAGATGATTTCAGGATCATTCTTTAATTGTTTAAGAGCTGAATCTCCACCAATCTTTTTAACTATAGAATAAAGACGGTTCATCTCAGTCTGAGTCTCAACCATATAAGTATGGGTAAATTTCTTTAGTTCATTAAAGTACTTCTTTGTCCCAACTTTCCATTTATTATTCTTAGCTAATTTAGTAAATTCTTTATTTATCGTTTCAGCAAGATCTTTAGAGAAGTACATGGATACTCTTCTACTAAGAGCTGATTCAAATGAATGAGCTATATAATTGGCACTAATCTTCCCATGTTTATTAACATACTTTTTGTTGAATTTGTCTAACTTAGGTGTAAGTTTGTAGAATACTTTCTTATAGGCATCTAAGATATTAGAAATTTCATCTTCTGATAAACCAGATGATTTGGCTAAGGCTTTACCTAATGAAGAAGAATGTTTCTTGCCACTGTGTCCAGATCCTTTTTTAGATGACCCTGAGCCAGAACCTTTTTTAGATGACCCTGAGCCAGAACCTATTCCAGTACTTAATCCACTAACACCAGTTTGTTTCTTAAGATCTTTAGTAATAGCATCGGTACCAATAGATCCTAACTGTTTATAAGCTGATTCACCAATCTTACTAAAATCTACTTTACCAATTTTAGAAAGACCCTGTGTTAAATACTTACTGAGATTAGGAGCTTTAATATCAAATTTCTTCATGATGCTGGCTACTGTCTTCTGCGGGTTAACTCCATTCAAAACGGATCCACTAAGAACACTAGCTACCATCTGCCCACCTTTCTTCAGAGCAGCCCATGCTGAACCACTAGTTAGTCCTTTAAAGATACCTTTATTAAAGAAAGAACCTATCTTAAATCCTGCAATAGATGGCGAATGAATACCAAGCCTATTACGTACCGCATTATCTATAACAGATCCTACTGATTTTGACGATTTCTTAAGGTTATTAATCTCTTTAGAATCTTTTAAACCATTTCGAAGACCCATAAGACAATAAACACCCACTTTCTTCCATTTTTTAGAAGGCGAATGTTCATCAGTTTCTTTCTTTATAGCGTTATTTACTTTCCTACCAACTTCTTTAGAAGCATCTATAAGCTTCTGAATTTCATCAGGATCTTTAATACCATTGATCAATCCTTCTATAAGATTCTTACCAGAAGTTTTAAGATTATTGACACCATCCTTATTAAGATATTTAGTTATTGTAGAAATTAATTCAGAGATTTTAGATTTAACATTCTTTTTCTTAGCGATCATACCACTGCATAATGAATTAATAAGCTGTTCACCATTTTTCTTAAAGGTTTCATTATAAGAAACTACTTTATTAGCAGCACCTTTAAGATTAGTAGTTATAGCTTTACTCATTTTGACGAAATATGCTATGACATTTGATGTATATGCAACAGCATCGGTATCCATCTTCTTAGAAGCTTTACTTATAGCAGAAATTGATTTAATAAATGATTTAATATCTTCAGCGTGAGATGATTTAGCAAATAATCCTTTAGTATTCCATCCAGAAGCAATTCCAGAAAGAGAAGCCATACTAGATGATAAAGTATCTAAAGAAGGTCCTAACTTACTGATAGAATCTGAGAAAGAAGATGCCATAGCTAGTGTCTTGCAAGTATCATAAATATCATTAGATACTGAAATAACTTTACTAGTATCTACTCCACTCATACCAGTAATAAATTTCTTAAATGATTTAACTGATTTGCTAAGTTTATTAGCAAAATCTTTCATATTAACAACTGACTGATTACCATCTTTATCTTTAAATGTTACTGAAGACATTAAAGACCCAAGAGCAGTCATCGATCTACTCATATCAGTAACATCTGAAGAGTTTACTCCTTTAAAAGTAACACATGCCTGAGCTAAGTATTTACCAACATCAGGAAGTTTCTTTAAGAATAGACTAAAATTATCTGCTCCAAATAATCCTAAGAATTTATCTATGAGTCCCTGTTTAGGTACTTTTCCTTTCAAATTAGCAATAGAAAGAGCACCTTCACAAGCCGTCTTTACATTAGTGATATCATCTTTAGTTATGCCGCCAATAGCTCCATCAGATCCAATAGTTCCTCTAAAAGCATTTACACAAGCCATCATTGATGGCCCGAATTTAGCAACTGAATCTAAGAATGGACCAAGATCATTATTGCCAACAAACCAACTAATAACGCCACCAGAATTTGGAATTTCACCAGAAACATTAGCTATAGCAAGCATTGCTTCAGCAGCCTTTTTGATACGCTTGCTATCTTCTTTAGGATCAAAACCTTTGAGATTTTTAGCAGCATCAGACATTACTTTAGCAAATCCACCATTGCCATTCTCATCACCCGCAATCTGCTGTAAGAAATAACTAAGATCATTATTCCCAGCAAAGAAGGTGGCTAAATCTGTACCCCAACCATCGTAGAGTTCAGTACTATTTGGAATTTCTTTAGCAACTTCAGCTATTTTACCTAAAGACCCTATTACAGAATCTAGTAAAGTAATATCATCATCAGTTACTATGTATTTGCCTTTTTTATTTTTTAATTTTGATACAGTGTTTACTATAGTTTCTGCAAATCCAGGTTTACCATCAGTACCGGCAATCTGCTGTAGAAAATAACTAAGATCATTATTCCCAGCAAAGAAGGTGGCTAAATCTGTACTACCATCTGAATATAACTGTGTACTGTTTGGAATCTTTTTAGCGGCACTTACTATCTGAGAGAAAGCATCTACTACCGACGTAAACTGCTTAATGTCGCCATTAGTAATACCGCCTGCATCGCTTAAAGATGTCTTAAATGCCGCAACCCCTTCGCCTAACTTAGTAAAGAAATCACTCATACCATCGGTATCGATGCTATGGAAACTAAATCCACCAATACCTAAAGAATCAACTAATCCTTTGACAGCTGTTATTGATGCTGATGCTGCATTCACAACTTTAGGATCAATATCTTTAAGCTTATAGATGTATTTATACATAGCATCCTGAACATTAGTAAGATAATTTAGCTTCTCTTCATCAATATGTTTTTTAAAGTTAGCTATTAATTTACCAAAGGACTCTCCTAATTGACCCATCCATTTAACAAAATTGTCCATATTATCTTGAGCCCATTTAAAACTCTGAAGAGCTCCAATACCCTGAGCTATAGCCCATGCACCATATGTTACTATTCCAACAAGAACATCAATAAATAAACCTATGAATAATGCTGACTTTATAGCACCTGCTGAAACACCACCTACTTTATTACATATAATGCATAAAGCACCTAAAGTGGCTATAGTTCCATCAAGTCCCACAATAGCAGTTATCATATTATTAGTTCCTACTTCATTAGTAACTTCAGCAAGAACGATTAATGCACCTGTTACGGATGCTAATAATATAACCCCAGATAATATTATAGGAATTGCTTGTTTAGCAGTAAGAGATATCTTGCCAATCTTACTGATTATAGCTAGCAGACCACCTAAAGCGGCCATTACTAAACCAGTACCGACAAGACCTTGTATCATATTATTTAAAGGTAATAAGCCTAATAAAGCTACTTCAATACCTAAAGTAACTATTGAAGCCATAATACCTATAATAGGTCCGATTTTGACGCCTGCAGCACCTGCTGAAAGCCTAGCACATACACCAAAGAAAAACAGTAACGCGTTTACTACAGCAGTTCCCTTAGCAAGAGTAGTTCCATCAACTAAACCTAATACAATAACAGATCCAGCTAGCATAGCAACACTTAAAGCTATTCCCATTAGTGTTGAGAATCCTGCTACAGTTTTACTATTTCTAGACCCTAATGCAGCTAAACCAGCAGCTGCTCCTACAAAAATAGCAAGTAATGATACAGCAGTAACACCTTTATTAAGGGTATTCTTCTTAAGATTTCCTAAAATAGCAACAGTTGCTGTCAATGCTAATAACGTTACACCAATAGATTTGATCAATGCAGCAACTGCATGAGTAGCTGATCTACCTTTCTTTGATACAGTTCCAAGAGTAATAAGTGCACCAGCTACAATAGCTAATGTAATAATCACTCCCTGACATGATTTAAGAGCCTTAGCTATATTACCATAATTGATTTTAGAAAGAGCTTTTAATGGTGCAACAAGAAGCATAAGTGAAATAGCAAAGCCTATAGCATTAGCGCCTGAATGCCATTTACTTTGACCAAATGCTATAGCTAATCCTGCTAAGATTCCGACACAAATTAAGAATCCACCAAGACCTTTACGAATCTGTTTAAAGTCAATACCCGATATAAAACTTAATGATTGAGCTATTTTCTTTAATGATAATGCAAAGAATAATATTCCAGCAGTATTTCTTAAAGACATTCCTTTACCCCAGAATCTCTGAGCTACTGTAACTGCCGCTACAAATGAAGCATACATTACTACAAATGCAAGAACTTTCTTAGCTAAATTATCAAGATTATTTATCTTAGTTAAAATAAGAAGAGATGTTGCTACAGATACAATAGAAGCTGCCATAGCTATCATATTAAGAGTAACCATCTTAAATGTAGATAAAGCTTTAGCATCCATGCTTTTAGACATTTTCTCAGTAATAATAGTTACAGCAGTAAATGCTCCAAGTAAAGCTAATACAGCACCTACAGCAGGCCATAATTTCTTAGAATCAATCATTGATAACATTAAAATTGACCCAGCTAATATGGCTACTGCTTCTGCAATCTCTCTAAATTTAGTAACAAATGTTTTCTGTGTTGGGAAGAATTTATTATTAATATTAGTAACTAATGTCTTTAATGAAGTGTTGAGACCAGCTAATGATGGAATAAGAGAAGTTGTTATAGCATCAGCCATTCCACCAATACTCCAAATGAGTCTGGCTATAGCTAATATAATAGTACTTAATACAGCTGCTATTAATATTGATTTTAATTTAGAAACATCGATTGATTCGACAAAATCTCTTAAAGCATCAGCAACTTTATGGAAAGTTTTAGCAAGTGCCTCACCTATTTTCTGTAAAGCACTCATGTGTTTCTTTGAATCTTTTGTTTTATCATTTGTCTTATTTATTGTGCCAAATAATGATCCTGCTTTAATACTATCTTTAATTTTCTTAATACCATCCTGAATAGTTTTCAGAATAGGAATTCTATCACTTAAGTAATTAAAGAATGTAACTAATCCTGCTTTTACTGTAGCTATGCCATTGGTAATCATAGTAAAGAAGTTTTTAATAGGTTGTGGCACATTTAAACTCTTTAAATAAGTTATCAAACTATCTATAACTGATTTAGCATTAATATAAATAGTATGTAATGCTCTAATAATAGCTTCTTTAATACCATACTGTTTTACATTACTTACAAATGTTTTAAAGAAATTTATAATAGAATTGAAAGTATTTGTTATGTTCTCTAATGCTGTAGCCGCTATAACTTTTATTTTATCTCCAAGACTAAGCTTATCAAAATCTTTATTTACATTACTAACAGCTGATTTTGACGAATTTGATATACTCTTACCAGTTCTATCAGCCGCATAAGCTGTAATAGTAAACTGACCATTTAACCATTTAAGAACTTTACCTATTACACCTGTTCTTGCAAACCATTTAACTATAGGAAGTACTACTCCGCCATAGACAGCAACACCTACAGCTCCTACTGCTATAACAATAGCTCTGATTACTACTAAGGAGTAAGCATATACATAAGCTAAAGCCTCTGTTATTACTCTTAAGACTTTAACTATTACATCTCCTACAGTAGCAACAGTTTTACCATTATTAATAGTAGCATCCTGAGTCTTATTAAGAAGTTTACCAATGTAAGTTAATCCATTATTTATTGTATTAGTTACAGTAGTAAATATCTTTTTAATAAAGTTGATGGTGTTATCTATACCGATGAACTGATCATAGATAATTTTTATAGCTGTCCCTAAACTTCTTACAAAATAATCTACGTAACTAATAACATTGGCTACTAAAGAACCGAAATTTAAGAAAATGTCAAGAATTGGTCTCATAGCTTTAACTAAGCTTCCAAATCCTCTGACAAGTGCACTTATAATCTGTCCTACTCTTTTAAAGACAAGGAATATACTGCCAAAGATGTCCTGTAAATCTTTAGCTTCTTGTTTAGATGGTTTAATAGAGTCAGCAAAGTTCTTAAATTTAACTGTAAGATTATAAAGAGATTTACCTAATCCACCCTGTTCTTCAAATGGTTTGAACACAGCCAAGAAAGCATCATGAATTGGCTTAAAGATAGCAGCAATAGATGATCCAAGATTCTTGAAACCCTGTATCATTTCATCTCTACCACCTAATTGATTCCAATCAGATAATATCTCATTTCTGAGATTATTATGCTTCATGATAACCCCTTCAAGAACCTGTTCAAGATTTGTCCAGAGTTTCTTAGCCTGATCTAATGTACCAAAGATGTATTCAGATGTAGCTGCCCATGAAGACTGTACTGCTTCTTTAAGAGTATCCATCATCTTAGAAAATGTGTTAATCTCTTTAGCAGCAGCCATTGCTTTATGACCTAACTGTTCCATCTGTTTAATCTGATCAGCATTAAAGCCTTTTCTCTTTAACTTCTGCTCATAGTCTTTTTTCTCAGTTAAGAACTGTTTTCTTTCTTCATCAGTCATACTAGCTAACTGAGCTTTTGTCTTAATTAAATCTTTTGAATATGCTTCAAGCGTAGTGTTAAGAACGTCATTAGTTAGCCACTGATGAGAAAGAGAATCATTAAAATTCTTCTGAGCATTAAATGCGTCTGATACTTTACCATTTAAATTCTTAGTAGTGGTTACAAACATATTACCTTTTTTAGTAACTGTACCAAGAACTGAAGCGGTCTGCAATAAATTATTCTTGAAATCCTGAGTCGCCATATTAGCATTCTCGATTGATTTCCAGTCGATTAACTTAACATAACCTGCTGATAAAGCCTGAGAGAAGTTATACATTGCACGTGATGCTTCATTAGCATTAGCCCCAGCAAGAGCAGCTTCTGATGAAACACCCTTAATTGCATTAACAGCTGTATCAAGATCTACACCAGCATTAGTAAACTTACCAATATTGTTAGTCATATCAGAAAAATTATAAATAGTTTCATCTGAATATTTATTTAAGTCATTAAGATACTTATTAACAGTCTTAACCGATTCTCCAGTAGAAGCTATAATAGTCCTCATGGAATTCATCTTAAGTTCATACTCATTGAATCCTGATTTAACTGGATCAATAGTAAGAGACTTAATCATCTGTTTACCGGTATTGATAACTGAATTAGTAATATTCTGAAGAGCTGTTACACCTATGATTCCTAAATTAGAAAATCTATCTTTTATCTTATCTACTGAATCATTTAGTGAGTCTAATGCTTTATTAGATTGTGCAACACCATCTTCCAGTTTATCTAAACCCTTAACAGTCGCTTCAAAATTCATAGAACTCTTTAACTTCTCTACTGTATTAAGCGACTGCTGGGCATTCTTTTCAAATTGTTTATTATCAAATGTCATCTTGACAACGTGTTCATCTACGTTGCCTGATGGTGAATTTGTAGTATTAGCCATTTTGACGATTTACCTCCGTAAATGCATTGTTTGCAAAATCATCGAAGATAGGTCTTAAGGCAGGCTTTATATAATCTCTGCCTCGAACATATCCACCATTCTTTAAACCATGTCCCCTTTGAATAAGTATTGCAATATTCTCCCCATTGACTATATTAGAGTTCATCCACTGTATAGACCATCCATATTTGCTCTCATAGATGGCATAATACCAGGAGGCTGCTGTCTTACCTGTCCTTTTAGGAGTAGCTTCTCTAAGAGCCTGAACTCCAAGCTCTCCATATTTCATAAGAACTCCTCTTACATATCTAGTATTACTAGATGCATTTTGTAAGAAACGTTCGGTACTAGCGAATTGTCCTTTAGAAGATACGTGAATATCCATAGCAACCTCCTTTCTTATAAACATTTGTTTATGATGCTGCTTCTTTTCTTAACTTATCGTATAACATCTGATTTACATTCTGCTGCATGATAGCATCTGCTCTCTTCTTACCAAGAGCAGCTCTTGAAGCAGTAAGCGGTGTACTAAGCGTTGACCCGTCATTCTCAAAGTCTCTAGCTAACTTATCAGCAATCTTCTGACCTTTATTAAGGTATTTATCTGCTTTATAGTTAAGTTTGTCTGATTTGTACTGAAGTCTTGAAACTTTTGTTTCAGCTCGTCCGGCTTTAGCCATCTGTTTGTTATAACGCTTCTTCTGCCTTTCAGACATACTATTATATTTAATCTGTTTATCAAAGTCAGAAAGACCAGCAAGGCTAACATTCTTATAAGCTCTAACTTTTGCAAGTTCAGCTTTCATCTGAGCTTTTCGAATCTTTGGTTCATATTTCTTTTCTTTAGCTTCTGCCTTCGATCTATACTTAGCAGCTTTAGCATCAGCCTTATCAAAAGACGATTTAGCCTTAGAATATCTTTTCTTACCCTCTTCAGTTAGAGTACCATCCTCATTCTGATACCTTCTCTCATGCCAGTGCATACCTTTAATACCAGAATGCTGAAGTACTGCTGGGGAATAAGAAATATCATTATAATATCTACTCATATAATTACCTCCGAGCTTTTCTACGAACTTTGTTAAGTTCTTTAGTCTCTTTATTTGCAAGCTCATTAGATAATTCTAATGATTTTTTATTCCTATAGCTCTTTGGAAGTTTGTGATAATCATCGTTCAACCTTGCCGCTTTTTCAGCAGTTTTAGCCATCCCACTCGTCTGCTTGTTAGTCCATTCATCCCACTCTTTCTTCTTGGCAGCAACTCTAGCAGCTTTCTCTCTTTGAATCTTTGCAGCTTGTCTACGGTTGTACTCTTCATCAAGGCCTAAACCTCTTTTTATTGTACGCCCAGCTTTATTAATCCCTTTTGTTACATTATGACCAACATCAGAAATGGATCTATAAGCCTGTTTTCCTATACTATTAGCATGAAGTTTAGCTTTACGAAGACTGTCCTCAGTCTTATGATGTAACTGATCAAATCTAGCTCTTACAGTAGCATCCCACTTCTCTTTAGGAATACCATAGTGCTCAAGATAAGCATCGTAATCATCATTCTGATCTTCAGTCATGTCATCATTGAAATAACGTCCCATATTACACCTCCTTAAGATACTTAGATGAAACATATCCTTTAATATCTTTATAGATAATTGGATACCAATAATCCTGTTTCTTTCTCTTACTATCATAAGTAAGGACTGTTTCATAACCTACAGCAGTAATAATCTTACCTTTTGGAGTTCTACGAATATTCAGACCATTCTTAGCAGTTACTTTAAACTTCTTAGCTGGCTTAGCTTCATCTTTCTTATCTTCTGTTTTTGGCTTCGATTCAGACTTGCCACCTTCATAACGAAAGACGTTGGTCCAAGGGTAGTTTCTGTATTTTCTGATAAGAAATTCTCTACCTGTCTGATCTCCTGGTTTCCCACCAGTAGCTGTTCCTTTTTCATTAATCGAAGCTTCAACTTCAAGTCCTCCTCCACAATACATAGCCACATGATGACCTTTAGCAAAGAGAATATCTCCTCTTTTAAGACCTACTCCAGTTGATCTATTAACATCATCCGTAATGTCCTTAAAATCATTCTTCAGTAATGCTTGTACAAGATTACCTGTATATGTAGCGCCATCTTCTTTAAGATCTATACCAGCATTCTTCCAAGCTGTAATAACCGCAGCTGAGCAATCATAGTCACCTTTCTGACCCCAACGGTAAATCTGGTCATAGCCATGATCATTATCTTTTGCTGTTTTCTCCATCCAGTCTGTTGCTTTTTCTATTGTTTCCTGTCTCGTCATTAGCAACCTCCTTATCTGCCTCTATAACCTTTTCAATGTCTTTAACATCTGCCGTGTTTATAGATTCTTCTACATTATTAACCACCTTTGATATGAATTTAGGAATTGGAACACCAAGTTTATCAAGGTTTTCAAATATACTTATTATCTCCATTAAGATAATATACAAACTTAAGAACTTCATTACTTCTGGTGGGATTCTTAAAGCAAAAGAAATGAACTCACCTATAACCAAGATTGAGATTTCTCCTACTTTCTTACTAAGTCCTCTGCGTAATTTAGATGACTGTATCTCATCTTTAGACCAAGCATTAACAAATCCCGTGGCTATATCAAAACCCATCAGGATTATTGGTAGAATCAGACACCAAAACTCATTTCTGAATTCAAATCCCTGAACCATATTTATTACCTCTTCCATGTCCTTACCTTTCTTGCCTCTTAAAAATTAAGAAGCAATCATTTTGACGATTTCCTAGCCTTTAGTATGCCAAAGAGCTCTTCTTTTAGCATTTTCAGCTTTGAACGACTGAGCGGTTGCCCGCCAGTTAGTGTTTACTTTGTTACCTTTTGTTTCACGCTCAAGTTCAGCGTTCTCTTCTTCTTTCTTAGCAGCACAAACTCTTATAAGAGTGAGTAACTGATTAAGATGCCATTTACGACATTCAAATGGTATATGAAAAGCAATCATCCAATAATAAATCAGTTCAGCTGAGATAAAAGAATCATGTGTATTCTTATGCTGTAGCTGTTTAAGATTAGACTGCCCCAGATTCTCATCAATCTTAGAGGCAGTCATTGGGTTATTTATATAGGCATTGACCCTGTTAATTTCATAATCAGAAATCTTGTTATATACTTCATCAGACACATTCTTATTTATAGTCATACACTTAATATAAGAAATAGTCTGTTCACGCGTTTTCTGATTCTTATTATCTAACCAGGGTTGCTGCCAAATTGCTTCCCATTTCTGAAGAGAGATAAGTGAATGCTCAAGCTGTAACGTAGCACCAGGGATTTTGACGATATTATTGTTATCATCAATCTCTTCTGATGGTTCTATTACTACTGTGATCATTCATTTCTCCTTTAATTTACTGATGGTGGAATAGGATTAGCTGTAGCATTACGCTCCTTATACTGAGCGATCATTTTATTAGCCTCTTTCTTCTGATCCTCATTCATCTTAGGAAGAACGTCCTCAATGAACTTAGCTGCCTTAACATCATCAGTAGAAAGCTCCATAAACATGTCTGAAAAAGCCTCTGTCTCCTCAAACTCTTTAGAAAGCTCAGGACTCTTAATGAATCTTCTGCCATCTGGACTTGGCTCACCATATGAAGTAAGAAGAAGCTGCTTAAACACTTTGATAATCTCAGCTGTATCCTGTGCATCAATAATCCTCTTGATGTACTGTTCCATACCACCTGACTGATTCATTTCCATCTCAAGTACTTCTGCCTTAGTCAGATTAAAGTGAAATGTTTCTGTTCTTTCATTACCTGCATAGTCGGTATATGTTCTAGTCTCTGTATGCATAGTATAAAATCTCCTTTTAAATAAGAAGAAACCACTCTAACCAGAAACTTTCTAGTTAGAGAGGCTTCATTTGTCAAACGGTTAAGTTAACTGTCAATTACGCAGCCGGGAAGATCTTAATAAGATCCTCAGGCATAAGAAGAGTAGGCTCGGTACCTTCAGTAGCACCCTCTCCTGTAGTAGCATCTGTACCATAGAGAGTGTCTTCAACAGTCTTAAGCTTAGAAGCATCAACTTTAGTTGAGTCAATCTCAATGGTAGCTGTAGTCTTCATTCCTGGTACGGCGATAGGCGTGGTTGAAATTGTCCATGAGAATGTTACAGGCTCCGGACTATCGTTAACAGTTGCATGTGACTTTTCAGAAGGTGAAGCAAGGCAACCATATACAATATGAAGCTTATAACCAGCCTCATTACCATCCTGATCATTACCGATAAGAGTTCTGTAGGCAAATGCAAATGTACTTCTAGGCTGCTGACCAACGAGAACACCTTTTGAGAGCTCTGCAGCACCGTTGCAAGCCTCAAACTCCTCAGGATATGTATAAGCCTCGATTGTCGCTCCGAATTCCTCTGCAGAAAGAAGTGAAAGATACTTAATGTTATCTGCATAGAACGCTGAAGCCTCTGCTCCAGATGGAGACTCTGTTACTGTAGTAAGACCATTCCAAGCTACACCCTTCCCATAGGCCTTCTTAGTCTTGTCATATACATAGAGTACACCATGATCGACACCGGTCTCATACTGATGTTCACCAGCCTTGTCCCAAATAAGTTTAGACATAAATTCATTCCTCCATTAAAAATAAATAGTTATAGGATAATGATACAGGCCATCTCCAAGATATCTAGCACCCGGGGTTGCATATTCGAATTCATTGATAACTTTCCATAGCAATGTATCATAAGGATCCTCAGTTATAATAGTAAGTTGATAGCAATTCATATGAAGATACACCTTATTATCTGCCCGTGTTACAGAAGGTGCTGCCATGCTATACACAATACACGGATATTCAATTTTCACATCTTCAGGCGGCTCATAGTAGACATGATTATTACCCATAATTTTTACAAGTAAATCATTTAACTTCCACTGCCTTGGTTCATCGTTACTCGCTGGCATAACGTTCTCCTACACTTAGAATTAATCTATGTGGCTCTTCAAGGCTAACAGAAGACACTTTCCACTTTGTCCCCTGAAACTCAAGCCATTTGATTTGAGTATAATGATCAAGAAGGAAAGGGTTTAATAAGACTGAGATTGTATTCTGTATGGTGAATGTTCCATTGACTGTCTGCTGGGATTCTCGGTTATACCAGCTTACTCTATTAATATCCATATAGTATTTCTTCTCAGTAGTAACCTTTTTCCAAACGCCGTGTCCCGTATTCTCAGTACACTCAAATCCTATTATTCCACTAACCTTCATTTTGACGATCTCCTAATTGATTATGGTCTTGATCCACTATTACCAGATGAAGTTGTTGAAGCCTGCTCATGCTCAAGGATAATAGCTGACTTTGGCTTTGTAAGAGCACCAGAGATTCTAGTCTCAATCAGATACTTCTGCTGGTTGTAATCAATATCGAAGTCATCAAACATAGATACCTGACCACCCTTATCTGAACCTACAGCATAGTCTGTAAGATTAACAATGATGCCATCAAGAACATACTTCTTACCTGCTGTATCATACGTCGGGTGGCTTGTAGCATCAGCATCACGTACAAGTCCCTCCATTACAGGAACAGTAACGATCTTAGACACACGAAGCTTTGTAGCAAGCTGTTCTACTGAAGTATAGAGATCACGACCAGTTGTATCAGTCATAAGCAGAAGGTCCGTAAGCTGATCCTCGGTTGTAAAGAGCGTAGGTTCACCTGAACCCTTATAGTCCTTACGAGCCTTGATAGCTGCATTAATGAATGCACGGCCCTTAGTATTAGCATCATCGCTATCCTTATAAGAAACACGCTGATAGATAGTGAAGAGCTCTGCTTCCTTCCAGATTGGTCTGATGTGATCCTCTGAGATATGATCCTCATCAGATGCAAGACGACCATCACCTACAAGAATTGCACGTGCAATTTCCTCATCAAGCATGATTCTCATCTCAGACTTAATCCATACAACTACATCGAAGTCAGTAATATCAAGAACGTAATCACGATCAAGCTTCTGCTTCTTGTAGATGGTCTGTGGATCAGTTGTTCTTCTCAGAAGGCTGAATACTTCTTCCTTCTTAAGCTTACCTGTGATATATCCTCTAGCTCTAGCTTCATCTGCTGTAATATCAGCAAATGTACTCTTGATACGTGTCCAAGGCATGTGCTTAGTGCTGTTCATAACAGTTGCAACCCACTCAGTCTCTCTCTTAATGAACTCCGGTGTATTTGTGATATCCTTAGCATCCGGGAAAAGCATATCAATATTGCTGATACCATATCCCATGTTAAGTCCCTTCTCACCTGTCTTTACAATTCCGCTATGTTCAAGCTCATCTGAATGCTCTGTAGCCCAGTTATTAAGGGACTCTCTGAGTGATCCAAAACGCTTTATCCCCTGCATGATCTGATGTACATCATCATGCTGGAGAACATTTCTATAGGTTGCTGGAACAGCTGAACCATTGTAGCTATCCTGATCAAATGCATTAAATGCCATTTTACTTCCTCCTTCGTCGGAATGTTCTACTATTTCTTCTAACTCATTACCGGCTTCATCATAGAGTTTTCCGTCTTTATCCTCATAGACATCGCCGTGATAATATCCATTATCGTCATAACCACTGTCATTATTTTCATCTGAATGGCTCATAGATTCACTTTCATCAGAACCATCATCTGCGGCTCCCTGATCATTAGCCATCCCAATAACAGCATAAATAGCTTTCTTCTCATCATCAGAAAGCTTCTTTAATGCAGACTCAAATAAGCTCTGAATTGTAACGCCATCTGAACTGCTGTTGTTGCCCTTAGCTGCCATATTGTCTCCTTTATCATCTGAGTGCATAAGGGTTATACCTTCACCCGTGCAAATCTCAGCTTCATCAATAAACTCTTGAGTACCATCACTATGTATAAGTGCTGTATCAATGATATGTGCTCCAGGATTTGCCCCTGATACTACAAGAGATACTTCCTTGATCTTTCCATCAAAAACATTTCCTTGAGCGTCCTGAACAAGCTGATTTGCATAGATGGATAAGTCCTTAATGTCACCATGTTCAACTGACTCTTTTGCATACTTGGCAGAATCTGAATCATTGAAATTACAGAAAGCTTTTACACCATCTGAACACTTTTCCAGATCTGCATAGCCCAGAATATTAGCAGGATCATCACGACCATGCTGCCAAACAAGTGGAACTCTTGTACCATCCTGGCCTGCAAAAGCGTTACCTCTAATAGTCCGGCCATCTGAGCACAGTAAGTTATTCTTAGTGGCCCAACCGGCAAAGTCATAATGCTTTTTTGCCATTTACTGTTTAACTCCTTTCAATAAACGTTTGTAGTTCTCTATAAATGCTGCGGTATCTTCATCTTTTGGTTCTGGATAATCCTCTTCATCTTCACTTTCATCAGAGGTCGGTAAAGTAGCCGCATTTTGACTATTTTCATCTGCGACTTCTTCATCTTCATATTCACCATCTTCTGGGACTTGGGATAAATCAAGATCTGCGGATTCATCTGCTGCAGTATTTACATTAGGGTTTAAAAGCTGATCTGCTCTAGGATCTGACGAAGGTTTCAGGCCAATCATTGACCTAACTTCATTAGCAGATACAACTTCAGAGCTAATAAGATTATTAGCGATTTCTGATATTTTAGAAAGAGGTACAAGTTTAAATATATCTCTATAAAAGACTATTGCCTGACCTCTGGTCCTAGCGTTCTTACTAAGCCATTTACGTGTCATTTCATCAGTAATAGAACATGCTATTGGCTCAATAGTTCGAGAATAGTAATTTAATAATGTCTGTTCATCAGCAGTACCATTCATTATTTCTGGTGTTAAACCAAACTGAGAATATACTTGTGCCGTAAGCTTTTCGATCTCTTCTGGAAGAGAATTCTCAATAGGTCTACCAAGTTGAGTAATTTTCTCAGTAGCATCAGAATATGCAATTCCATATTTAGAATTTGTAAGCTGATCTTCAAGAGATGAAACACGCTTTTTAGCTTGCTCTTCTCTGAGTTTTGAACGAAC